TTGCCTGGATTGGGATTCTACGGTTTCGGTTTGTATCACATGATCGGCGGTCTGGGCAGAGCAGCCACAGGCTCGTTGCGTGCACTTTTGGACTCCGCAGCTTTTGCGAACATGCAAGGTGGCTTCAAGCTGAAGGGCAGAGTCAGCGGTGGTGAGATTGATGTCAATCCTGGAGAGTTCGTTGATCTGGATGCAACGGTGGATGACGTCAACAAAGCAATCATGCCATTGCCGTTCAAAGAGCCAAGCCAATCGTTGTTCAACCTTTTGGGGTTCATCGTCCAAGCTGGCCAGAGGTTCGCTTCGACTTCTGACCTCAATGTTGGAGACGTCAACCCGAATGCACCTGTCGGGTCAACTGTCGCTCTGATTGAGCAAGGCTCCAAAGCATTCAGCGCAATCCACAAACGTCTGCATTATTCCCAAGGCCAAGAGTTCAAGTTGCTGGCCAAACTGAATGCAGAGCACCTTGAAGAGTCTTTCCAGTTTTCGGTTGCTGGTTCCAGCGAGACGGTCTTTGCGACTGACTTCGACGATCGGGTTGACATCATTCCGGTTTCTGACCCCAACATATTCAGCACTGCCCAGAGAATCGCTCAGGCTCAAGCAATCTTGCAAATGGCTCAGTCAGCTCCGCAGCTGCACGATCTTTACGAAGCATACAAACGAATGTATGAGGCCATCAGAATCCCGAACATTGACGAGATTTTGATCAAGCCAGAAGAAGCCCCGAGGACAGACCCAATCGACGAGAACATGTCGATCATGTATGGCAAGCCAATCAAGGCTTTCCCAGAGCAAGATCACGAAGCCCACATTGCGGTGCACATTCAATTCATGCAAGATCCGTCTTTGGCTGGCAACCCAGCAGCCCAGACGATGCAGCCAATATTGATCGCCCACATTGCTGAGCACGTCGCGTTGTTGTATCGCCAGCGGATGGAAGCCAGCATCAACATGCCGCTCCCACCATTGCCCAACCTCAGAGATCCGAAGTTCGCTTTGAAAGACATCGACCCAGAGATGGACATGCTCATATCGCAACGCGCAGCCCAAGTGGTCGCTGCAGCTCCCCAGATGCAACCGATCAAAGCTCTTCAAGCAGCAGGGCAACAAGGCGGTCAACAGAATCCTTTGGAATATGCCAAGCAGCTCGCACAGCTGGAGGCTCAGGCTCTTCAACAGCGCACTCAATCCGAGATCGCCGCAGACCAAGCCAAAGCAAGATCAGACATCGAGATCGATCAGGCCAAGGCTCGCCAGAACATGGACATCCAAGCTGCCAAGGTTCAAGCAGAGTTGGAGGCCAAGGTTCAAAAGCTCCAAGCGGATTTGCAGCTTGAGCGAGAAAAGAATGCAGCAAAAATCCAGATGGAGGCTATGAAAAGTGGACTTTAACGGCAACATTTTGCCCATGGGTCCAATTGACCCAACCAAGTTTTCTGGCCAAACAGCTGTCGCAGGAGCACCACCCAATGCGGGTTCTCCTCCCAGTCCCGCAGCACCTGCGGCAGACCCGATGATGGAATATTTGAAAAACAAGGTCGAAGAGATCCGAGCAAGAGCCCAAGGACCAAACATGGGTGCGCTGGAGTCTTTCATGTCCGGAATGCCGAAAGGAGATCAGCGTGGCGTATGATCCAGAGCAATTTTTAAAAGGTGTTAAAGCACCATTCTCCCGACAAAACAACTTTTTAGATGCTGGCCAGTATTTGAGTGCTGGCAATACTTTTACAACTAGCGATGGCAGAACATTCTCGGACGGCACTGCAGCCCGACAGCACCAACAAACTCTTGATTCAGCGAGTGGCCAATCAGCTGGGACTGTCGAGCTTGAGTCTTTTGTCCCAACAAGCACTTTCGATACGCCCCAAGAGAGAGAAGATGATTTTGTTGAGGGCACATTGGGCAAAAACAACCTTCCAACTTTCAGCAACATCAGAACAGCCATTGATGCGGTTGGAGTTGGCCAACCGATAAACCTAGGTCGTCGCCAAGATTCCCGCAGGTACAACGTAGCAGCCATTGACAAAGAAGGTTATGGCGCACCGCCAGCTGAGGAGTCTTTTGAGCCAGATCCTGGAAAGTATCTCAGCTTGAAAGATCGCAGGGATGGTGGTGGTCCTGGATATGCTGGAGATGTTTATGGCATTGGTGGTGGCCGCAGAGCAGATGAGGACAGGGACGGTTACATCACTTTCGCAGAAAACGAAAAGAATCCACTCGATCAAAACTTCTTGACAGGGATGTCCAATGCAGCTTATAAGCTTGGCCAGTCCGTTGGCTCTGCCACATCTAATCTTTTCGGACGGTCTTTCGACGAAGATGATAATCAAGGTCCAGCAGCCCCAATCAACGATCAGGTTGAAATAGGAGGTGTGAGGTATAACACTAAGAGCGATGACAGTGCGTATTCCGCTCCAGCAGACCCAAAAGGCAATGATGGCGGGTTCATCAGCTTCATGGACAGGTTTGATGGTGGTGGTCCTGGAGAAAGTCGCGCAGAAGAAATAGAGCGTGGCGGTGGAGATGGTGGATTTTCCAGAGTCATCTGCACAGAGCTTTATAAGCAAGGCAAGCTGGACATGGATCTTTATCGGATGGACATCGTGTACACAGCCAAGAGACTTTCCCCAATCACAGTTCGTGGTTACCATCATTGGGCAGTGCCGATGGTCGTGCGGATGCGGTCTTCAACGTCTCTGAGCAACCTTTTCGAATACCTCACAGTGGCCAGAGCCAAAGAGATAGCTCGCATTGTCAAGCCTGAGTCGCACAAGCGCACAATCTCAGGATTCCTAATCAAGAACATTGGCGAGGCGATTTGCTTCTCCATTGGCCTGTTCGTCGGGCAAAAAGACTGGTCTGTCCTTTATAATGGAGAAGCAAATAATGGATAATTTAGGTACGATGTCTGACCTTGAGCTTATGCAGGCTTTCCTGCGAGCCAACACTGACATGCAAGCAGAAGCTCCCCCAGAGCTGACAGCAAGAGTGCAAGAAATAATCGCTGGCGGTGCACTCAGCGACATGGAACGTATGAATCTTGAGGCAATGGTTTCTGCGATGCCTACTGAAGCTGCCACCAGCATGGCCGCAGATCAAAAGATGTACGACAACATTCGCGCCCAACAGGAAGCTGACTTTGCGGAGCGGACACGCATGGGGCCAAGCGGTTCAATGAGCGATGCTGAAGTTGCTCGGATGCGCCCAAAGCTCCGACCTCGTGGTTCCGGATCAACTAGCGACACCGAGGCGCAACAATATAGAGACATGATGAAATAGGAGGCCACCATGGCTGAAGTCAACGTAGAAAACATGGAAGAAAATGCGGAGCTTTTTGCAGAAAAGATGGGCTTTCCGCATGATGCTGAAGGTCTTGAGCTTTCGGACGATCAGCTTGTTAACTTTCTTTTGCTTTGTCACCAGATGCAATATGGCATGATGGAAGAGGAAGAGGAAGAGGAGTATGAGGAAGGCGACATGAAAGTCAAAGTCATGAAGATAGGTGATGGCGACGTTCATGAGATGATGAACCAGATTCTCGGAGGGCATTAGTGCCTGTCCGCAAAGTCAAAGGAGGCTATCGCTGGGGCAAGTCTGGCAAAGTCTACAAGACTAGGGCTGAGGCCGAAAGGCAAGGTCGCGCAATAAGAGCTGCTGGCTACAGAGGCAAAAACTGATGGCGAAAAAGAAGGACGCTTGTTACAAAAAAGTGAAGGCACGCTATACTCGCAAAGGTGGAACGTGGCCTTCGGCATATGGGTCTGGTGCTCTTGTCAAGTGTCGGAAGGTTGGTGCCAAAAACTGGGGTAAGAAAAGTGCCAAAAAAAAGTAGCACCAGCGGTGGCCTCAGGGAGTGGTTCAGCCAGAACAAAGGCAAAGGCTGGGTAGATTGCAAGACTGGCAAGCCATGCGGCAGGAAGTCCAGAACCAAAAGCAAACGAGGATATCCCGCCTGTCGGCCAACAATGGCGCAATGCAAAAGCAAGTCAGCCAAAGCAGCAGCCAAGCGCAAAACATCCAAGAAACGTGTGAGCTGGAAAGGGAAGAAAAGTGGCAAAAAAAGCAGTTGATGCCCCAAAAGGATTCCATTGGATGAAGTCTGGCAAAGGTTTCAAGCTGATGAAAGGCGAATACAAGCCCCACAAGGGTGCGGTCAGGAAGGCATCATTCGACGTGCAGAAAGTCCACAAGTGAGTGGTTCATGTTTTCGCATTGATGCTTTACCTTGGCCAAGAAAGAAAGTTGGTGAGTGAAGACATGCACTTTTGGAGAGTTGAAGATTGCAACTATTATGCTCGGGAGTTGGTCCGGAGGTATGGCGAATATTACCCAAAGGACATTGCCACAGCATATTGCGTTCCAAAGCTGATTGATCCAGAACAACAGAGGGTTTATTGATGGCAACCTACAAAGGCAAAAAGGTGACGCTGAACAAGCCTCGCAGGATCAGCAAAGGTGAGACGAGCTACGGCAAAAAGAAGTCTGTGGTTTACGTCAAGGATGGCGACAGAGTCAAGCGTGTAACATTCGGCGACCCAAACATGCGAATCAAGAAAAACCAAAAAGGCCGCAGGAGCAACTTCCGGTCTCGTCACAACTGCGACAATCCTGGACCAAAAACAAAAGCAAGATACTGGTCTTGCAGGGCATGGTGATATGTCAGCTTTAAGTAGGCTTGGAGTAAAAACAGTCGAGGGTGTTGCTGACT